ACAACATCTACATCATCTTGAAAAGGGTTTCTACGATTAAAAGCCATAATTGCCTGTTGTTCAAGAGCGTCTGACAACACATCAATACGTTTATGCGCATCTTCTAAAGCACGACCAGCACCAACTAACAAAGAATTTTGCTCAAAGACTGAAGGGTTTGGAATATTTCCATTTCGACTAATAATTGAATTAAACGAAAGTTTATAGTCAGCCAAACGATAAGTAGTAACTGTTAGTCTCCGACTCGTCGTAAAAACACCCTCAAAATACAACTTCACGTAAGCTACAGGAAGTTCAGTTGCACGATGAACCAAAGTAAACAACATAGCATTGTTAATCGTCCAACTATAACGATCAGCCAAGGCTTGCAACAAACGGTACATTGTCTCAGTTTGTGAAGTGACATATATAAGCGGTCCAACTGGTTCAAAAGCCTGAAACAGCAAAATCGTTTCATCACCATGAGGAACAAAAGGTACCGGAGCAGCAGTAGCAGGATAAAATCCAGTAACAATTGGAGCAACCACTAAACGAGGAACTGCGACTTGGCAATTAGCAGGAGCGTCAGCTAGAGTATAAGGTCCAGTGGTCACAGTCAAAGAAGCATTGGTAGAAACTCCCCCCAAAGGATTCGGGTTAGCAGCGTTACGAAAACGCATGGTGATAGCATACTCAGGTGCAGTTCCTGGTGTGTAATATACAGAGTTAAATGCATCATCAGCCCACGGAGAACCAATTCCAGGAATACCAAGAGTCAAACCTTGTTGCAAACAAGGAGAACGAAGTGGTGCATATTTCACGCCATAATCAGAGCCATCTAACCGCGATTGCACTTCTGTCATCAAAGGAGTGGTAACTAAAACGGTTGGATCAGCACGCAAATAAGTTGCAGCGCGCCAATCGCAAGGAACGTTAAAGGTGGGAAAATTAGGGAGAATGTTTTCATAATCTCGATAATCAACACCAACAGTGGCAGTAGTAAGCGGTACAACTTGAGCAACATTGAAATTTTCATCACACTTATTCAAAACCATTACGCTTACCTGTTGATTTCCAGTAGAAGAAGTTGCCAAAGGCATTTGTACAAAAACCGCAAAGTGTCCTCCAAACGAATTAGGATTGTCTAAGTTTAATGGGTTGTAGTGATACTCAAACGGTTTTTGATCCATAACTTGAAAACCTTTCAAGTCAAGTTCTTTAGGGTCCATAAAAGACCATTCAAAGACAGTAAAATCTTGTGGGTTGGTAATGGTAGTTGGATCTAAATTGGGTGGAATTCTGCAAAAGACAATTGAACCGGCATGAAACCCAGTACCAGCAACTTTCACAGCAAACTGAAAGCCTCCTGACCAACAATTATACAAAGCTGTCAAATAAGAAATCACCCAATTCATGCGAGAAGGGTGAATAGGAACAGAAAACAACAATGTGCCAGGTAGTTGAGTGGTGGACCAAGTAAAAGTGGCAAGTTGTATAAAATGATCATATATATAACGATCAGGTCTATTTGACTGACCCACATGGGAAGTCAATGGACCCTTCGTCTGTTCCTCCCCAGCGCGCAGCTTACTAATCGGTCCAGCCCCAATAAGATCAGGATCAACAGTAGTTCCCTCACCACTCGGAACGGGAGGTGCAGTTGACGACATCTTACAACAAAAGTTATAACAAAAGCAACAATAAAACAACTAATAGCAACGATAAACTGCATACGAATAAACGGAAAGCACACATTCGTTATATACATACGGTAGGTAAAATTACAATTAGTATCTACACACAAACTCCACGAAACAATCGTGGAAAGAAGGAACAACCTTCGTCAACACTATACCATAAGTGTCAACACAGCGAAGCAAATGAGCGCGCACTTTCTCAAAAAATTCGCGTCCATGAAGAAAACTCTCTCGTAGAATGTTCTCCAACACATCAAAAATTAAGGACCTATCAAATCTCACCTCCTCTGGTTCCTTCCAATACTCGTGCGGCCTACTCGTGGTCCAATCCAACATGCGCTGAATGCTATTCAAATCCAGTGCACCAAAGTACAAAGGGCTCCCTTTAATTTTCACAAAAGCCCGTTTCAAGAAAGTCAACTCATCAATGTGTTGAAATGGTAAGTAAGTAAAACCCTTATCTGCAGGAGTCACTTCAAGGCCAAGTTTTGAGCACTGGGCTACGTAAACATCAAAGTTAAACCAATCTAAAATTTCAGGATTGATCGTGATGATGTTGTCGTCACCGTAAAAACTACATGCCAGATGCAGCATGAAATTGCTAAAGCCTCGGAATTTTGGCCTGTTTTCAGTGAGAAGGAGCCAGACGTAATAAGCGTAAATCCAATTTACAAGTGAATTGTCCAATGCAGTCTGTGGTTGTCCTGTCATTTGTCC